GTCAGCTTCACCGTGCGCGGGTTCTCCGTGTTGCCGTCGCTCCACTTCATGAAGGCGTAGCCGGGATTCGGGGTGGCCTGGATGGTCTGGGTAGATCCCTCGTCGAAAGTGCCGCCGCCCGAGACGCTACCGAAACTGGCGTCAGTCACGAGGACCGTCAGCGTGCGCTTCGGTTTCGCTGGAGCTGGCTGCGAACTACCGCCGCCCGACATACTGACAGAGCCTCCTGCGCCCTCCTGCGGCTTGATGTAGCAATGGTTGGGAGTAACCGTTACACCATTCCCTTTATCATGATGGAGGACAAAGGCCACGTCTCCATCGTCTTGAGCCTGGAGGACATGAGAGCCCACGGGAGGCTCCTGCTCGACATAGACACCGACCAATATGCCCTTCTCGTATTTGTCGCCGTGCTTTCCCGCATACCCCTCCAGTCTATACTGGCCAGGGGTTCCGCCTACGAGGTACGGGGTATTGGCCTCGAAGCGATCGACTTCATGAATATCGAGCTTTCCGTTTTCATCAGCAGCGAGTACCTCGTACAGTTTCAGCCCGTCGGGCTTCGCGCAACTGAACGGGATGATGATCGTGCCCCACTTCACTGCCGTCAACGTGTACTCATAGACCATCTTCTGTCTCACCAACCCCAGCGCCACATGATACGACAGGCGGATGGTCTGCACGAAGGCGCCATCCTTCCAGCTCTCCTCGCCGCCGACCAGCTTCACGCAGTCCATGGTCATGGCGAAGCCGTCCTCCTCCTCGCTGGCGACGATACGGCCCATGAGCTGCTTCCTCACGCGCTCCATCGTCTCCACGCCCTCGCCGTAGGTCTTCGCAAAGACCACCACCTCGTAGCACACCTCGTCGTAGCCGCTACGGCCCTTTTCGTCCAGCGACCGCGCATCGACACGACGAAACGTCACCAGCGGCAGCGTCACCTCGTTCTCGCTCACCACGGGGCGCACATGGCCCTCGCCGAGCAGGTCCTTCAACACGGAGTAGATAGCAGACCCGGCGCTCAGAGAGCTGCGCGGGATGTTTACTATAGTTTCACTCATCTTGATCTATTTTTTTCTAATATTTATAAATGAAAAATCACGGCAGCTCATCGGTCATCCCGATCAGGCTGCACGTCACGGGCATTTCGCCCAGCCGACGCCTGCTCCGGTCGATGCCCTCTATCTGGTACGTCCTGCCGTCCCAGCGCAGTCGGTCATACTCCCGCAGGGCGTCAGTATAGCGAAACACGAAGGTCGTCACATGCTGATAGACCACCTCGCCGTTCAACTCGCCGAACCCGCTCTGCTTGTGGCTCACCTGGCAGGGCACGCCCTCGGCCACCACCGTCCACTGTCCCGTGTCGGCGCCAAACTTGTCCGTGCTCTTCTCGTAGCGCACCACGTCACACGCCTCGTCCAATAGTCCTGCGCGTATCATTGCTCGTAGTTCACATGGGCGTAGATCAGGTGCCAGTAGTGCGGGCTCCGATAGAGCTGGGCCGCACTCACGCTCTCACGCTCTCGGTAGTTGTCACCCGTGAGGATCAGCAGCGCCTGCCTCAGGTCAGCGGGCAGCGCGCCGGGAGCGGTCTCCAGCTCTTTCAGGTCGCCGACCTGCAAGTCGGCGGCCAGCGTCTGCTCGGCGGCGTCGATAAACTGGGCCACCTCTTCCTTGTCGAGGTCGCTGGCGTACCGGAGCCGGCTAAAGTGGATAGCACTATCCACGTCGATATATCTGGGCATGGTCTTCGTCCTTGGTTCGTTAATGAGAAAGGGCGGAAGCAGGAAACCCGCTCCCGCCCAATCAATCAAATCAAAAAAGTAAAGCGATGCTATGTTATGTTATGGAATCGTTTCCCTATTCACTATCCGCCGTGGCCGGGATCGGTCGCAGCGGTCTGTCCGGGATACACCTCGGGCTCGCCGTCGTTCTCGAAATCGACGGTAAAGGTGGCATCGTCCTGCGCGGGGCTCGTCTCCTCCACCTTTGAGATGACAAACTTGCCCTTCAAGTAGGGCGTATCGTCGCCCTCGCGCTCGAAGCAGGAGAGCTCCACGCTCTGACCGATGCCCCACAGCTTGCGGATGTCGTCGAGGCTGAGCTCCTCCTCGCCCTTGTAGCGGAATCCCTCGCCATGGACGCTGATGCTCATCTTCGTCACGCCCTTGCCGCTGAATAGAGCGTTCTTGGTCTTCTCCTTCACGGGAGGCTTCACGCCGCGCTCCTTCGTCTCTGTGTTGTAGGTGACGGAGTGCGTGGTGCTATGCCCCAGGCCCTTGCCGCCGACGGTAAACAGCACGTTGCTGCCGTTCATATAGTCTTGCGTTACTGCCATTTTCTTTTTCCTTTTTCGTTAATATTTTTATGAAAAAC